TTACTTAATCACAGCCCCTGTAGATTTTGCTGCATAAATATTAACCTTACCAAAATCTCCAGTCTGAATTGTGTATACGTCTGTCTGTGGATTAGCAAGGATAGAATAATTCAATCCATTAAACTTTTTGGGATTGAGATACCCTTTTTCGTTCCCCTTTACTGGAGCTTTATTAGTAGGATAAACTCTCCAAGATGATGCACTTTCTGGCAAATATACCTGTTTAGTCTTAGGCTTGCTGACAGGTTTTGTAGTGTTTGAAGGCTTGGTTGTCTTACCGTTAATTACATCCATTACAGCTTGATAATCGCTACCCAGTGAGTTCTTACGTTCGTCACCGTTTCCATGTTTACCTGCTAAAGTTTCTTTGACTAATGTGTCAATGGACTTTGTAGAGCTTGTAGGCTTTGTTACAGGCTTACTAGGTTGACTAGGTGTATTATTAGGCTTAGATTCTGTCTTATCAACTCCTGTAGCTTTATATTGAACGCCATAATAGCGACAAATAGCCTTAGCATGTACTTGCGCCATGTCCTTGATATATTCAGATTGCTTAGCTCCAAATACTAGATCAAAGTCCTTGTTGCCACTCATGAAGCCATTTTCAACCAATACAGATGTCATATGTGTTTCTCTACAGATATGTAAATTAGTCCAGCTTCCAGGCTTACTTGCGTGTAGTCCATTTCCGTGAGTGCTATATCCAGCTTTCTTAATTTCATCAGCAACAATTTCAGCAAGTTTCTTAGAATCCTTTGCTGTATGCCAATAGAACACGCATCGTCCATTTACATCTGGATTGCCATAGTAGTTTGCATGAAGAGAGTAAACTAAATCTACTTTTTGAGAGTTATAATAGTTTGTACGCTGTAGCAATGGAACGTCATTTGCATATGGCTTTTGATATACGATTACATTAAATCCACACACTTTTAACAGTTTTTCAACCTCGATAGCCAGTTTAGAGTTAAAATCATGTTCAGCGTAACCTTTTCCATTCTTATAAACCCCTTTGGATGGAGGGAAAGTATTTTTCCCGTGTCCGATATCTAAAGCAATAGTTTTTGTCATAAATTATCATTCTCCTTGTCTCAAATTATTGCAATAAAAAAGATGCCACCTATGTAAGTGACACCTTGTTATTTTCTGTTCTGTTTTAGTTCCTTCATATAAATATCAGCTTGCTTTGCTTCTTTCGTGAATGAGTTATTCTTCCACCATGCGATAAAAGTCGCTACAACTGTAAAAGCTCCTGTAACAAAAAGCTCTATTTCCTCGCTGCTAAATGGCAGTGGACTGATTCCTGCCATGACTAATACCTGGTTAATTAAAGCTGCAATTAATACTATCGTTCGTATAATCATTCCTTTATCCATATTATTAACCTCCTAAAAATGTTTTACTAATTAAAATTAACAATGTAATCAAAGCAAAAAGCCATCCGCCCCAATTGCGAATAGCTTCACTCGATGATTTTTTACCTTTTTGCATGGCTTTTATTTCATCTAATTCTTCTTTTACCTGACCAACTTTTGAGTAAAGATTATTATATTTTTTAATTGCTGCTCTGGTTTCTTGCATTTCTTTCTGTAAGTCATTTATTAGGATAAATAAATCTTTGTTTGTATACCATTGATTATCATCTCCCATGTGCTAACCTCCTTTGATGTCTGTTTAAAAATGGGCAAAATAAAAAGCACCTCATGTGAGATGCTTGAAAGTTGTTAATAAAACGGAATCCAATCTCTTATTTCCTTTAATCCCTTATACGTCTTCAATGCGGCCGAATTTTCATTAAGGTACTGTTCCCCTCTTAAAGTAACTTCAGTTTTTTCAAACCAGAATGATTCATCATAAAAGAATTTGTAATCGTTAATAAGCTCCTCTTCCTTTAACCAATTTAGAATATTAATTAAATCGTCTATACTTATTTCAAAGTCTTCATTTGTGAATTTTTTATTTCCTTTTTCTAATTCTTTCAGAATGGCTAATCTGATTTTCTTTTTATTCATTTTAATAATCCACCCTTACATTCCAACATGGCATTGTTCATTTTACAAATGTAGTTTGATTCCCTTGTATTGTTAAGTGGCTAACTGTGCCACCTATATTAGAGTATTCTGGCAAGGAATTATAATAGTCTATTGAGTCCTGTGTCAGTTCAATTCCTAACTCTAACGCTTGATTTAAAGAGAGCTCTTTTATTTCAACACAACTCTTGTCTAACACATCGTTTATTCTATCTATTTTTCCCCCTCTTGTTATGCAGAATATAATCTCTTCATCTTCATTACGATTTAACAATGTAACCTCATTATTTTCAAGCAAAAAAACAAATGGGAGATTATCATCATATCCTGCTACAACTATTGAACCTGTAAACTCTTCATTTATTAAACAGTCATTTAATTTTGTGGCTATACTTTTCACAGAATCTTCTTGACTCAAATGGAGCTGATTGAATCTTGAGATAAATTCAGGCATTCTAAATCCATCACGCATTCTGTTGCTTGTATAAGTAATTCCTATTTCATTATTTTTAACTAAGAATATTTTCTGCTCTTCATTAGAGAGAGCAAACTCCCTATAGCTTCCATCCTCGTAATCAAATCGCTGTGTTAATCGACTATCAGATGTCATTACGATTCCTTCTGGAACACAAATGGTTGTAAATATTGTCATTATACTTTACCCCCTTCCTTCATATTATACGATAAAAGAAGGAGAATAGAGTCTACTTTTAAAATATTTACTAATTTGCGTCCGAATCTACATTAAGTCAATTTCATTTGTATCCAAGTCTATAAGACTAACATCTACTTTAAGTCTGTCTGCAATTCGCTTACTAAGTAGACCATCTGGATCAACAAAATCACCTTCCATCCTTTCAGCTATCTTTTGAACACGTTGTTTTTCTTCTTCATTTTTTAAATTTACAGTAATGCTAGAGATCATAAAATAGTCATCTTCATATGAATGATCAAGCAAAACATCAATTCTCTCCATTTGATATACCACCTTTTCTTTTTAATATAGCAGATATTTACATAACAAGATAACTGCAAATGTCAAAGTTTTAATAAAAGTGGTACATTATTGACCTTTTTCTCGAAAAATGTTCTTTTAAGTAAAAAACCCCCACTTATTCAGTAGGAGCTTCGCCATTCATGATCTTTTCAATAACCTTCTGCTTAACTGCCGTCTTCATCTCATTCCCTTGGAAAAACTCCTCGAATTCTCCACTTTCAAAGGGAATGCTGCCATTAAGATTAATTCCACCGATATTCCCTGAAAAATAAACCTTCAATCCTTTGATTTCTCCACTATCTTCAATAGGTGTAATTTGATTAATTTGCATCATTCTTTTCCTCTCCTTCTTCATTTTCGTTATCAATATCAAACTGATCGGCTAGATAATCGTAAATCTCACTGTCTTGACCTTCGTATTCCTGATCCTCCAACTTCTTCAACACGACTTTAATCGTACGGATCATCTCACGGTTATCGCCCCCCTCGATGACGAGCTTTTCAGCATTTAGTTCCTTAATGTCATTAGAAAAAGCAACCATATCCTTGACGTCATAATTGCCGTCCGGTTTTATAATCGCTTCTCCATTTTCGTCTTTATGGGAATGTTCTTTAAGTAATTCCTTTCTGTCCTCCTCAACCAGCTTTAAACGGTCATTCATCAACTTAATAAAATGCCTTCTAAAGCGAGACTGCTTTCTTGCTAATTTTAAACCGTACATAAAATTAATTGCTCCTGCTAATTTTCCGTTTTCGATTTCTATTTTCATATCATACTACCTCCAGTAAATTCTCTAAGTGTTTTATTCTCTTATCCTGCTTTTCTATTCTTTGTTCCAGATATTGAATTTTTAAGTCTTTTTCATCCAAGCGAGTTTCGATACTATAAACCTTTGTATCAAGTTCTTGAATAGCTTTCATGTTCCAAGTATTCATAAGATACTGCTCCACGCCATCACCATCAATAAGGCCCTCAGGAGTATTATAGCCTTCCCCGATTACAAGACCTTGGCGTTTTCTATAAATACCACTTTCGATTTCTGACTTTAAATGATATTCATAGATAGTAGCTTTTCTAATTTTTTCAAGTGCTGATTCTTGCCACTCACTTATATCTTGTTTATATTCAGCCATTGATCCAGTTGGAAATGACGCTGCACGAACAGGAACATAAGAAGAAGGCGCATCGTACTTAGTAGCTCTAACCTCAGTCCCCATCAAAAATACATAGTCATTGGCGCTTCTTACTGTCGCAATTCCGTTTAATGCAGTTAATCGTGCTCTGGTTCGTCCAATAAACTGTGACTCGTCATCTTCTGCGATGAATTTTAATGCCCTATGAGCAATATAAGAAATGTTTCCTGCGGCATATGCTGCTGCGTTAATCGACCTTGTTTCTAAACTACTACCAATATACATAAAATTACCGTCAACTGATTGCAGGATACGACTTTCTAAATATCCAGAGGAAAGTTTAGTTGTCCCCCAACGCTCTCCATTGCCATCTGTTACCCATACTGTGTTATAATCTCTTGATTTACTAAAGCGTAAACCGACACCATAGCCATTAACATCTGAACCGTAATACAGATATCCATCCGCCCCACTATTTGATACCGTGAAATTAAATACATTGCTTCCGGAGACAGCGTTTATCCTCGGCCTAATATAGACAGGAGCATTTCTACTCTCCAAGTTTACCGATTGCTCTGAATCTAGCACAATTCGGTTAAGTTCAGACCGTAAGCCTACCACACCACCATAACTGCTTAAGGTTACTCCACTAGCACCCGATCCACTGTATTCAGAGGTGAAAAATTCGAGCGTACCCGAAGACCCCATACCATCCGCATTGCCATCTACTTGAGTGGAGATACCATAGTCACTAAAATACAAGGAACCATTTTCAGTGTCGTTTCTTGCTCTTAAATAACCATTTTCAAAACGCAACTTGATATCGTGGGTTTTAGTTCGTCCTCTCCATGTCCTAGTGAATCTACCTCGCGATTCTAAAAGACTACCGTCGATCAAGGTATAGTCCGTACTAGATCCTCCACGAATCTTTACCTTACCAGTGTCAATAGTACCTGCTTTTAACTTAGTAACTGACAAGTCGGCTATCTTCGCGTCATTTACAGCTAAGTTGGCTATTTTTCCGTTTGTAACGGCTAAATTTTGGATTTGACCTGTGCTGACAGCAAGATTAGCGATCTTTTGGTTAGTTACAGAAAGGTTGGCAATGGCAGCTGTTCCGATGATCGCATCGTCTATCAAAGATTGGCCTGTCAGGTGGATTTTATTTCCATCTATTCGGACGCCTTCTTTTGATAGGTTGATAGATGCTAGGACGTTATCTACGCCTACTTGCTCCTCTAAAGCTGGTGACCAATCCGAAATTCTAACATTTCCTTTTACAAGTTTAATCCACTCTATTTTTGCAGATATTACTCCTGCTTGGGGAACGTTATACACATATGCCCTTTTAGTTGTTGTTGCATTTATTGTTACCGGGGTTTTAAAAGTAGCAACATGCAATCCTAATTCTGGGTCATATTTAAACGAAGCTACTTTTGTTTGCGAACCATTAGCCCACATTCCAAAGTTTTGTCCCGAATTTATTTCACCTTTTATAGCTACACTGTAGTAAGTGTCTGTCTCCCAATCCTCAGATAAATAATAACCATAAATTTGATACGTAGTTGAAGTTCTTGCAACATCAGAATTTAAAACTATGTTGTTATTACCTAAATATATATTATTTATCCCTTGTGTAACTGCCAAATCAATCTCGTTAGGTAATAAGTTAATTTTTGATTCTGCTGTAGACATTCTACCTGCTATACCATCCACAACGGTTTGGTTAGCTTTTAATTCTATTTGCCCTGCCATGGTCGTAATTGAAGCTTCTGCCTGTGCAACTCTGCCCCAATTAGAATCCGAAACCTCAGTTACTTTCGGCATAGCTAAATACATAAAAGTGCTTCTACCGCCATTTTCATAATTAAGCCAACGTAACCTTACTCGTTTTAAGTTTGGCTTCATTATCATATTTCTTGTTACGCCTGTTCCTAAATTCCTCATAGATGTTGGTGGCGTTCCTGTAGGCATAAGATACCCTGTTAACTTTTTCCATGTAGTTGTTGCGTTATTAGCACCAGACTGAAAATAACTATTTGTTGTTTCCGAATAAATACCACCATTACCAACATTTACATTTATAAACTCGACATTGTTTACGTCATCTTTGGAATCACTTCCATGTACACCAAAATAAAACCTACCTATTGCAGCAGACTTCTTTACCCATATAGTTATTTCATAAGTTTTTCCAGGGTCTACGTCAAACCAATCGGAGTAAGTGACCGCATTTCCTGTTGCTTCATTCCTCAACACCCTTATTACTTCGCCCTCAAATGTAGCCGTTCCTGACGTAACATTACCACTATTCCAACCTGTATAGCCCCCCGTAATAGCTGGGTTTTTAACAAGGTTTAAAGAGTTATTTAAATCCATTCTAATTTCCGAAACACTTGTTTCGACCTTATCAGCTTCTATCTTTAATGTTGCTATTTCATTTTTGGCGGTTGTCATCTCTCCGGTAATCGTATCAATACTTGCTTCTGTATTTGACACCCTACCTGTAATGCCACTTATAGACGTATCTAGTTGAGATATTTTATTATTGTAAACAGTTCTTTCTACCTTCTTATTTAACGCTGTATCAATTTCGCTTTTTATATAAACTTCGGACCTCTCAACCTTTGCTTCTATCTTTTCGGCTTGTATGTCTAAAGTTGCTTCGGTATGAGTTACTCTATCTCTGATAACAGAAAACTCTGCTTCTGCATCTTCCGGAGAAGGACTCCATCCCTCTGTGGATTTACTACCTTCTACTAATTTAAATCTTGTCATACTAATTCTTGCATTATCTAAAGAATCGCTGTTTAAAAAATAAATAACAAGATTGTGAACATCCTTGTTTAAGGTAAATGTAACAAATACTCTTTGCCATTCACCTGTAAGTCTATTTGGTGCCGATTGATCAGCCGTGTTAACCCCTTCGATACTAAATCTCATCCTAGACCTTGTGCTTGTACCTTCTTTTACTAAGGCAGATATGGTGTAAGTACCTGCTTTTAAATAAGGTATAGTCTGTTTAACATTCCACGCATATCCTTGTTTTACGTAGGGATAAATATCATCATAATATCTTTCGGGCAGGACATCCCAAGCGCCTAGGCCTTCATGTGTAAGACCAGAATCTCTTAATAAGTTTGTATCACCTACACTTAATGCTTCAAACTCTTCTCTTGTAACCGTAGCACTTAACCCATCCGCTAAAATACTTATCTCAGTTGTATTAGCTTCTATGCTCTCAACTAGCCCATCTTTATCCCTCTGATAAGTTAGATCGTCCACTTTAGCTGCAATCAAATCAGCCTGCGCTATAAGTTCAGCGCTGTGGCTATTAACAGTTCCATCGATGCGTTCAACACTTTTTATCGTGGCAGACATACGCCCTTCAATATCATCTATCTCGGTTTCAATAGAAGTAAATTTCCCACCATATTGAGCCAGCAATTCGTCTGTTTCATCGGCTCTTGTCTTCAAGTCGTCAGCAACATCATAAAGACCATCGATACTAGCACTAACATCACCTATACGACTGTTTAACTCTTTGGTGAGTCTTTCCTCTGTCGCTTCAATTTGCTGTTGGGTATAGACAATCTCTTTCAAGGGGCCTTCGTTGATACGATCAATCGTGTTTTGGGCGAGCTTATCGGCGATGTCAAGGTTGTTTTCTAGGTGATCAGCAATGATAGAGCCAAAAAGAATGTCATCAGTAATAATTCTTACAGTTGACGCGCTAACTTGTGGGCTATAATCACTTGCTGTGCCCCTAGTATTAACAGCCCGTACACGGTAGTACCATGTTTGATCGGTATCAACCTCATGATTAAAGGCCGAGACACGACCTCTCCATAAGAGATGTTGAGTATCTGGAACAAAATCTTTAACCTGAGAGCCGTACACTTCATAATGACTGATGTAAACCTCACTGCCATAATCCCAAAACAATTGGATTGTCTGGAATGCTCCATAGGCTTCTACATTAGATGGGATACCAGGGCGAATATCGGGAAAGCGATCATTTGTGATGGGGCCTGCTTCTGCGCCCCACTTGCCTTGGTTACGATCAATGGTGTCAATAACTTGATCTAATCTGTCATCTTCATAAGCTGATAAAAATTGACCCATCTCAACGGTAACTGAGCCATCGATATCTAGAATGTCATATTCAATGGAGATGATTCTTGTTTGGATTTCGATTGGTCTGGAGAACTCTCTGTCTATGACCCTTGCTGTGTCACCTAGAGCAATGTTCTGGTCACTTACATCAACTGTTAGTCTATAATTAACCTCTGGCTTTTTAGCTTGCTGTAAAGCGTCCCAAGTAGCTTGTAACAGTTCTTTTGGATCATCATAATCTTGATTACTAAATTCAGCTTCTCGATGCAATAGTTGTCCATTATGCTCATACCCATATTCTAGTAATGCATCAGGATCACCAACCCATTTTGGACCTTTAGGCTTATCAACTGGATCACCTTTAGCTTTTGACCACTCCACATCACCAAAGTCAATATAACGTGTATGACCGCCTGTAGCGTTGCCATCTTCGTCTTCAATTTCTAATGATGCCCCACGTCCATACATAGCCGTGACTGGATAAGATAAGACTGTACGTTGGATTTCTTCAATATTGTGGTCAATCTCAAATCTAAGTCCATTGTCAGCACCTAGACGTTGCTTGATGAAGATTTTTCTTGCTGTAATCTTGTTGCCATCAAACTCTACAATGTCCTTAAACTCTCCACCCCAGACTTCCATGATCTTCCAAATGGCATCAATAGCTGTAATGTAATAAAAATTGGTGGATGCATTCCCCAACTCAACTTCTACAACTCCAGTCCATCTAGTGCCTTGCAATGCCGCATTAAGAGCTGTCTGTGCTGTTTGATTGTTAAATCGTCTGTCCACAACAATTTTGTCTTTGAGTTCCATGGAAGAAGGCTCACATGTCGCTTCTGTGATAGCTCCATCTACAGTGTCAATATCATCAATCTCCTTGATGACAAAGAGTCTTAAATCGCCTTCTTTATCCTTAATAATGACTTTGTTTTCCTCTTTGACATGTTCAGCGCCCTGAACTGTAGCATCCAATTCAAATAAAAAAGAGGAGCCTTTGTTGACTCCTTCTTCAAATTTGGTGCTCATTAATCCTGTTTCTTGGGTAAGAGTTTTTAGAAGTGCACCATTCTTATTTAATATATAAATTTCCGACAAATAGTTTACCTCCTTTCTTAGTAATATAATTCGTTATATGTGATCTCTGTGTCATGACTAGCTTTCAATTTGACGTCTCCAACTGACATTTGAAACCAGTTAGAATCCAGTGATAATGCAACAATCAAATCCTTACCATTTAGCTTGATACCTCTTGTGCGATAATTAATTTCTAAGATATCTCCTACAATAAAGTTATAATTGAGAGTAATCTTGCCACCACTGTCATTTTCTAATATGTATTGTTTTGTTCCCTCTTTAAATGTGGTTTTGCTTGTCCAATTGGTAGGCACTTGACCACCTACATTATAAGTCTTAGGTGTTGATGTAATATCAATTATCTTCTCGTATGAATGTTTGTATGGAATTTGACAATACACATCCAAACTACCTTCCGCATTGTTTCTAGTACGATCTGAAATGTCAATCCCAATGATTCTAGCCATGTAAAAACGGTTAGGAATTGATTCTAATATTAATCGTTTGTCAGATTCATGGAGGAGCCAGGATGTCAAGTCTTCCTCAAGTTCACTCCATGTCATATTTTTAGACTTGTTAATCATAATTGGTAAATCAAATTCAAAAGGCTCAAGGTATGATCTCTTAATATAAGAGCCTACTCTGAGCCTTTTTGCGTCTACTATTATGTTTGTCATTGTCTTCTTGCCTGTTAAAACTGTTAAATAATTCCTAGTTTCTTCATTATAATACATGTCATCTGCCCCCTCCTTTCGGCCTTCTATTTTTGGTATATTGATCTCTTTGTTGTGCTTTAGTTATATCATCCTTAATTGCCTTGGAAACCATATAACCATTTAATTCTACTGTTGGTGGAGTGCTGGCTATAGCTATCATTTGCTCACCTTGTATGCTCATTAAATTGGTCATGACATCAGTTAACTTTGATATACCATTCTCAAGCATAGCTAATTTATCCTCAAGTTTATTACTACCAATTTCATGTAGTACTGTAAACACATCTCTATTATTGCTAATCTCTTTAGCTGCTAAACTCACATTTAATGGAGCACTGTCAACCTCTTTCCTGAATGCATCTGTGGTATCTTTAGCCATTGATACAGCACTTTTAACTGCCGTCTTAGCTTCATCATCAATGCCAATAGCGAATCCTTGTGTAAACCATTCACCAGTTTTAGCTGTTAATTTAGATGGAGATGCTGTTTTAATTGAGCTTCTTAATGCTGATAATGCTTGTCTACCTAATGACCATGCTGCTGACCATACTGAGCCACCACCTGAATTAATTGAACCTCTAAACCCAGCTACAAAGTCACTGCCTGCACCACCTGTGCTGACACTCTTTAATCCAGATAAACCTTGACCCGCAACCATATTAGCTACTGATCTAACTGCTGATGATTGACTACCTAAACCACCTTTAAACATAGTGCCTGCCTTACTACCACCGCCACCATCAGTAGTTTTTGCAAGGATTCCAGTCACAGCACCGCCTAATAAATTAGCTGTTGATGTATTACTAGATTGAGTGGAAGCTAGACCTTGGTTATGTGCATTACCCTTATCCTTACCTGCTTTGGTGGCTGAGTCTTTTTTCTTGTTAAGCTCGCTATCTGTTGCATTAGTTACATCGGCACTAGCTTTCTTGTTGGCTCCTTTGGTTTCTTCAATACCCTTTTTGTGGGCATCCCCTTTATCTTTCCCTGACTTCTTGGCTTTCTCATCACCTTTATCTAGTTCGGCAAGGGATTCATCAACCAATTGCTTTGATATTTTCCTAGCATCTTCCTTAGTTTTTCCTGATGCAATCAAAAATTCTTCAAGTTGTTTTTGATAAACATCCTTAGTTTTCTTTGAAAAATCTTCAGTACTTTTCAGTGTGGTTTCTGTGTGCTCTTTCCATCGTTTGTAGTAATCAAGCTCACTTTCCTCTACTTCATGCATGTAGCCAGTAGCTGTTCCTATATATGTTTTTTGTCGCTCAAATTCTTTCCCCGTTGCTACATCAATTAATTTTCCTCTGGCATCTAAATTGTCTGATAAGATGCCTAGTGACTCATTATAACTCTCTGTTGCTTCATAAATCATTGAGTCAGTGGATGCTTGTAAACCAGTCACTAACTTGTCATATTCACCCTGAAACTCGGGATACATAGCAAGTTGCTTGTCAAGTATTGTTTTATTTTCGCTATAAAAACTATTGGCAGATTTAATAGCCTCTTTATATTGATCATTAACTTTCGAATAAAACTCTTGAGCTTCATCAAACATTACCTGACCATTGGTTTCTGCAATGTTTTTCTGTATATTTCGCATTTCCTCTTGTGTTTTTGCAAATGCTGTAGATCCTTCACTCATGATCTTTAGAGCTTCTTGATAGGATTTAGCAACATCATCAGGCAATTGGCTTAGATCGCCTTTATATTCCTTATGTATATCCGCAATAGTGTCTACAGCTTCTTTGTACTTAGCAATATCTTCATCTATCATTGCCATGGCTTTCTTAGTGGTTTCTTTGGCTGCGTCAACACCTGCTTCACCAGCTACTTCATAAATGCTATAGATAGCTTTAGATATTTTAGTCTTTTGTATTTCGAGAGTATCTACTACCTGATCTCCCATCTCACTAAAGGCTTTAACTATCTCAGCTGATGTCTTTTTAGCTTCTTCACCTGACATGTTTTTAAGTTCATACATCTTAACCTTAGCGCCTTCATACAGGTCAACATAACCTTTGACACCTTCTTTAGTACCCTCAGATAGGCCTTCTCCATATCTGAGAGCTTCCACTCTGGCTTTCTCCTGTTCCTTTTTTAGAGCTTTCGTCTTCGTTTCATTGGCGTAAATGGCTAATGCCAGTCCACCTAATAAAGCAGTACCGCCAACAATTGCTAATCCAACTGGCCCTGCGAACGCCATTAAAGCACCAATTGAAGCTGTAAGGGCACCAACCGCTGTTACTGTTCCTAATATTCCAACACCTAATAACGCTGTCTTAGCAATTGTTTCCGTTGTGGCATCATCTAGCGCATTAAATCCATCTACTAATTCTGTACCTTGTTGGATGACATCTCTAAATGAAGGAGTTAGCTTTTCAGCTAAACTAATTTGCAACCCTTCAACGGCTGATTTAAATAGGGTAATATCACCTTTAGCATTGTCAAGCATAGTCTCAGCCATATCTTTAGCTGCGCCATCAGCATTCTTCAATTCTTCTGTTGTTCTCGCTAATTCATCAGCGCCTTTTTCTAAGAGGATAGCCCAGTGTTGATAAGCCTGAGCACCAAATAGAGTTGTAAGAGTGGCCGATTTTTGTTCTTTAGTCATTCCCTTTGTACCTTTTTCAATTTCAGCTACAACTTTCGGGAGTGGCTTCATGTTCCCTTCTGCATCAAAGAACGCTAACCCTAACCTTTTCATTTCTGCCTTCATCTGCTTGGTGGGTTTAGCTAATCGACCCAAGGAAGTAGAGAACGCTTGACCACCTTTTGAACCTTTGATTCCACTATCAGCAAATGCCATTAATGCTGCGGATGATTCTTCTAACTCCCAACCTAAAGCATTGGCTACAGGAGCCAGATACTGCATTCCTTCGCCTAGTTGCTCTACATTAGTGTTAGCATTGGCTTGAGCATAGGCAAACACGTCAGCTGCGTGTGTAGCTTTATTGGCTTTCATGCCAAATGCACTCATAGTATCGGATGTTATATCTGCTGCCCTTGCAAGATCAAGATTTCCTGCTGCTGCTAAATCAAGCATACCAGGCATTCCAGACATGATAGACTCAACATCCCATCCTGCCAATGCAAGATATTTCATACCTTCCGCCGATTGAGATGCACTAAAAACAGTGGTCTCTCCCAAGCGCTTGGCTTCATTTCTTAGCCTATCTAACTCTTTGCCTGTAGCCCCACTGATTGCGGAAACTTCGCTCATTCCTGAGTCAAACTCCATCGCTACATTTACAGCATCTTTCATGGGTTTGACTAATCCAGCAAATGCTACACCAGCTCCTAATGACACGCCTAATCCAACATTCCGCATATTTGAGCCAACGTTTCTAAAAGATTGGTCAAACTCTTTAAATGATTTCCCTGTCTTTTTTGTCTCGTTAGCAACGCCTGTCATAGCTGATTTAAGTCTCTTGAGTTCACCTTCGGTCTTGTTCATCTCAGCTGTGGCTTTATGTAATCTGGCTTCTAAATTTTGTGTCTCCTTGCTGTTCTTTCCAGTTTGATTAGCTGAGTCTTGATATGCTGCTTTTAATTGTTTAACCTTTTGACGATGGACATCTAATTGCCTAGACAGTACCTCTATCTTAGCCTCATTATTTTGGAGCTTGTTACCATATTTGTCTGTTTCATTAGCATTAGCTTGTAGTTCACCTTTTAGCGACTTTAGTTGTCTGCTTAATGCGCCCATGTCAGATTTAAATTGACTAGAATTAGAGACCAACTTGACACCTAATTGTTTGGCCATTATTTACCTCCTTTCCTCTTAGCCAATGATCTGATCAATCGTTAGTGGCTGCTTATTTTGTGTTGTCTTTTTGCTACCCTTGCTACTATTCTTTTTGTGAGCTAGGAGCTTTAAATGGTAAATTAAATCCATTTCATCAATCTCATTCTGAGTGAGTCCTATCTGCATTAAACTGTCGTACATAGACAAGACAGACTCACTCATTGTTAGTTTTTTCCTTCATCCTCATTTGCTTCAATGTCACCAGTTAGTAACTCGCTTGCTTTTGATACTTGACCTACAACGAAAATCGTTGTGGCATAAATTGTTCGTAAAAATAAACGTCCATCAATCCCATTTTCAAATTCATCAACTGTAAATTTATTACTAAAAACCTCGCAAACAAATTGGATATAGGCATCAAGTTTCCCAGTATCAAGTTCTTCTGCCTCAATTGCCTTTAACATTTCAACTGCTTGCCTAAATAGACTACCTTTCACAAATGCAGGTGTTGTAAATCTCTTATCTTTTCCATCTATTTTTAAAGTGATTGTTAAGTTTTCCATTGAACTTCTCCTTTTGTTTTCAAATTTAAAATTGCATTAAAAAAGAGAGCCAAATTAATGACTCTCAATTGTTATCCCTCTGGTTGTGTTTCAGTTAGTGCTTTAGCTGTAGCTGCATCATATACAACATCAGCAAACCATTTGTTGGCTGTTACCGTCTTACTATCCAATTGTGCTTTCCAGTTTCCGTTATGCTGTAAAGGCATAAATTTAATATTCAATTGAGCGTCCTGTGACTCTACATTCCCTTCATCTGTTTGGTGATTGATTGGGAGTAGTTCTGGCTTACCTTTTAAAAGCCAATAAAAACGACTACCTCCACCCTGAATCTTTGCTCTAAAGCCTAAAGCAAGCTCAACTGCTTCATCATCAACACCAGAAAATACAACTTCTCCCTCTTGTTTTTGTCCAAAAATAAGTGTCTGAATTTCTTGTGGCAAATCTACAACTGTCATACTCACATCAATATCTGATAGATTATTAAGTACAGCAAATGCGCCATTGTCAGCATATTTTGTGTTAGAATCAACATTAGGTGTCACACTAACGTCAACCGCTCCAATTAATGATTGTGGTGCTTCATACTGTACTAATTCTTTCGTGTCTTTCGTTAAAACTGCAATATGGAATTGATCTAATCCATGTACTAAATTACTCATATTTTCCTGTCTCCTTTTAAATTAATTAATTATTATGAAAATTCTTCGTAAATCTTAAGCCCCTATGATAGAGCTTTGTATCTTCCTCATATAAATCATGTGAATCATACTTTTTGTACTGTAATTCGTGCATTATTTTCGCTACTATTTTAGTAATCTGTGTTTGCTTATGTATCGTTGCTTCATCACAAAAAATGCTAATCTGAAAGTTTACGATTGACTTTTTAACCTCATTATCGGCAAATCCTTCATCTGAATTTCTAATTTCCGTATAAACGACCCTTGGAAAATCTGCTTTTTGTTTCGCTACTAAGTTATGGAAGCCACCAGCAACTAAACTAGTTAGCTTCTCATTAGCTTTTAATGCACTTAGTAGTTCTGCTTGGGCATCATAACTATCTGTCACTTAATGACCTCCCCTAACTTTTTCAACATCACTCTATAAGCTTCTGCCTCACCCCGTTGGCCTGACCGCTCAATAAATGGATTAGGTGGCATCTTACTTGTGCCCCATTCCAAAAATTTAGCTCTCCAAGAGACCTCACTATTTGGCTTGACAGTGATTTGTAAACCTTCATCTGTCTCCCTAGCCCTGCCAATTTGTATGTTGTCTTGCGTATGTGGCTGATCCTTAGTTGATCTGTTAACTTCCTCACTTTGATATTTCGCTATAACCTCTCCTGCTTCTTTGAGAGCTTCGGTTTCAACCTTTTTAGCTTTATTGCCCATTAGCTCAAATTCAGCTATAAGCTCATCAAAACCTGTAAGTTCCATGTGCATTCTTTTCATGATCTAATCTCACTAGCTAATATCTCAAGCTCAATATTGCGCTCTTCAAGGTTATTGATAAAGGTAATGGAGTAAATTCTGTCTCCATATTTGATCCTCATATCATCAGTTACATACTTGTTATATCGAATGGTTATTCTTGCTGTAACATCAACCGCATTAGCACCAGCCATGATAAACTCTCGACCTCTGACACTCTTGATCTCAGCCCATACTTTGCCAATTTCTTTAACATCAACCCAATCAGTTACCCAATGCCCTTCTGGAGTTTGATACTCTTTCTCTTGTTGGAATGTGATCCTGTTACGATATTTGGCAGGATTGATTGGCTTACTCATTGCTCTCACCTTCAAGTTCAATCTGTAGGAGCATAGAAGAGATAGTGTAATCCAAATCATCATTTTTCCCTACCAAATTCCTGTTCTCGTACCACCTGACCACAAGCAAAAGGAGAGCCATCTTGTATAGATGATTCTCCTCTGAATAGTCAATATTTGTTGCTGATTTTATGTATGATTTAGCTGTTTCAATTAAATGGGTAATGATTATGTCCTCGTCTGTACCATCAATCCTTAAATAGTCTTTAGCCAACTCTAACATTAGCTATCACCCTCTCTACTATTACCCTTCAACGCCAGGCGCTTCTGGTTCTTTTGGAGAGAATGTGATCTTTTTGATATTAACTTTCTTGTTATCGTCTTCAATTTTCTTAACATCATTTCGGATTGCTACACCTAAGCACTCGCCATAATGCAAGTAGTTAGTCCATTGGACTTGAACCTGAGAACGATCAAAATACACAATTTCTTTGAAGTCTCCGACGAACATTGTGTTTTTATTTGGTAACTCATCATCATTTAGGACAATAACATCCTTACCAAATAGCATTTTTCCACTTGCTGCCGAGATGGAATCCTGTAGTAAATAGCGTCCATTTCCATCTTTTAATTTGTCAATGGCATTATAGACTGTCTGTGACATTAAAAATTTAATGTTTTTGCTTCGACCAACTGAGAAGTTAGTGTTCACAATATCCTTAATTTCATCAGCTGTGCCAATAGTTTTGGCTGTAAGGGATTTTAATACAGTCATAATGTCATCATTTTCCGTATTTACAACCGTTTCACCAATATACTGTTTCAAATCTGATACAACGTTCACACCATCTTCCACAAGCTCTTCAGATAGTGGGATGTAACCACGTTTAGTTGCAATGTCATAGGCTACTTCAGTAAATGGAGTAACTGCAATTTCTGGAGATGCTGTTAATTCTTCAGTCGTATGTAGTTTAGCTTTAGCTGTAGTTCTAACTGGCTGTTTACCGGATTTATTTTTGACTGATTTAACAGTAACTAAATCCTTTAAACGATAAACCTCATCCGCTAACTCAATAATTTCTGTTTTTGTTTCTTCTGGCACAACTGCAAAACCGCTGTCTAATTTAACTCCATCTGTGATTTCTCGTGTTTCCAAAAATTTGTCAAATGCTGCTCTTTCTTCCACTTTATTCTCTCCTTTAGCTGTTCGCTTTTCTGTTTCCATTTTTGTTTCAATCTGTCTTTCTTCTTCTTTATCTAGCTCAATCTGTAGCTCAATTTTCTTTTCGAGTGAGCGTACTTCTTCCATTTTTGATTCAGCATCTGTTACCTTGTTTTCATCCAATAAACCTCTTACTTCTTCCTTTGTTGATGCCAATAGTTGGCGTAATTCCATTAATTTGTCCATTCGTTTTTTCTCCTTCTAATTAAATTTATGCATAAAAAATAGACCGCTTAAATTAGGTCTAATTCAATCAACATTTTCCGTTTTGTTATTTGTTTTTCTAGCTCATTTTTGTACTCATCTAACCCCCTCTGTGCCACTACAACTTGTGTCTCACTATAGGCTGGCACTGTAACTACACTAACATCCGATACGCTCTTAAATCGCTTGATTGTGCGTTTATAGATGTCTCTCTCCTTGTCATGTTCCCAATGTTCGCTGTCATCATCATAATCTAGTGAGAAAGCAAATGAGGATTGACTAATATCTCCTCTTTTCATTGATTCCATTAAATCTCTTGCGTATGTAGTGTTAGGTGGCTCAATGGTATATTTCAAGCCAAATTCATCTGTCTCAAGCTTGAGAGTGCCGCTTGTTGACCTTCCTAAGACAAGATTCCTATCATGATTGATTAGGGCTACTACATTGCTCATATCAGCTTCATTTAGCGCTGTTGGTTCAATTGTCTCAATAAACCCTCCTAAATCCTCAGACCAAGTGTTGAAACGTAAAGCATAACCAACAATCACATCTTTCTTTTCTTCCTCTCCAATGGAGCGAATCTCAATGTCATTGTTTAATAACCTAGTTTCCTGTTGTTTCATTCATTATCACCGCCTTTCAGTCCATCATAATTAGCTCCAGCCACAGCATCTTTAAGGCTTAGATAACTACCGTTTACCATTAATTCATCTGCACCTTCAAACCTGCTTAAATCCAAAATAGCCCTAGCTTCATTGGCTGTCATAACTCCCTTTTCAACCAATGTGGTCAGATATTGCGCTCTCTCTAAACTATCGGATCTAAGGATGACATCAACATTAAATCTAAAGAAATAGCCATCATTAACCTCTTGGCTAGTCAATAGCTTATACGTGAGCTCCATTTCGTATTGAGTTAAAATTGGTTGTAAAGTTTCTATGTAAAATTGTTTTTGTTGATGCTCTATATTGCTATTCGTTGACCTCTCAAGACTCCCAAGTTGGTGGGGCTTTACACCAAAAGCTGAAGCTATTTGCTGTATACTAAGCTCAGACAGCTCTTTAAATTGTGCGTCTGCCATGGAGTTATTGAGAGCCTTAATATCAAATCCTATCGGTAGTGGAAGGACTGAACCACTATTTTTCCAACCTCCTGCTAAACGTTCAATTTTTTCTTGTAAGGCTTCTTGTTTCTTTTCATCTAAATCTCCGACGTAATTAAGCGCAAATTTGCTTGACAGACCCCTTTTCAAATAATTATTGGTGTAAGCTGTGGAGGCTTGGGCATTGTCAATTAAAGTATTAAGATAATCCTTAATGGCCATTCCCTGTATCCCATCTTTGGTCATTCCCAAGAAATGTAATACCTCGCTATTTTTAAACTTGTATTCCTTTCCATTTCGATCTGTATAAATGTAGTAAATAGGATTAGACTCCTCGCCTAAAATCCCTTTATCATCAATCCAAATCTCAACACTATTCATCTCTAAAGGTACTAATGACTTGACTTTCCCTGCATCCTTGCCAAATTGGTGATAATTGATAGCCACAACTGAATGACCATAATACAGACGTTGGAACTCCACCATCTTCCAGAATGTGCTTGATGACATCACGGGATTAGGTCTGAGCTTCATTAGATTGTAAAGATAATGTCCATTCTCCTTTGTTGTGCCATCCTCTGTGCTCTTGTGTAGCTTGAGAGGCAATTTGCTAACAGAATCAGTCATGATCCGCAAACAGGCATAAAAAGTGGCTTCCTTGACCTTGTCAGCTGACACATCATCTAAGTCAATCCCTAGCATTTTAGCAAACTTTTTGTCATCAAAACTGTATACTGTCTTAGGCTGACTCCTAATCTCTCTTCCAAATAGTCGCATTTCCTACCTCCTTTCTTTTTTCGTGTAGGCTAACAAAAAGCCAAATAAAAATAGGATTAACCCTGTAACATAAATTGCTGCAACAATTGATAGCATTGCTGTAGCTACTATGATCAAGATCAATCCTAATATCAGGAATAATTCTTCTATAAAGTTTTTAAGTTTTTTAATTAAAATCATCTCCCATGCTTGTTAACCAATCATCTATCGCCTGATTAGCGTCATAGCTATTACTATTTTCATTGACTACAGCTCTGTTTAATCCCATGAGCATAGCTATAATTCCGTCAATTCTAAATTTAGCTTTTGCCTTATCAAATTTAACTTGTCCTGTAGAGTTTTCTGTCGCTACAACGTTTTTAGCCATCCAGTTCATAATTGGATTGTTGTCATGTATGATTTTTTGTTCAAATAATAGTTCGTAAAAATCACTGATTGCAGGACTCATAGATCTATATCCTTGTCCAAAATCAACCATTAAAAATCCGTCATTAGTCAAATCAGCCAATATCCCTTGTGAGCCAAATCTATCAAATGCAATTTCCCTTATGTTATAGTCTTGTCCTAATTCATTAATGATCTGTCTAACGTATCTAAAATTGACGTAATCGCCTTCTGTGGCATGTAAATAGCCTTGTTTGGCGTATGTAGTGTATGGAAACCTATCTAACTTTTCGTCTGTCAGCAATGTCTCAGCCGGCTTAAATAAATGGGAAACTATGTAATATGTGCCATCAATTGGAAAAACCATTACAAATGCCGTCAAGTCTTTCCTGGTGGACAAATCCAATCCTGCATAGGAATCTCTTCCCTTTAAGATTGACAAATCAAAGTCTTGACCACACATTTTCCACTTGGCAGGATTGATAGCTTGTTCATTTGCTAATGTGATATGTTGATTCAGATACAAACGCCTAAAGGATGCTTCCTCTGTTGGGATTTCCCTAGCTCTAATTGCCAACCTTTTTAGCTCATCAAAATCTCTAAACTCACCCAATGCTGGATTAGACTGATACCACTGCGATTCATCCATCAAATCACATCCATCATCGGCCTCATAAATGGCAGAATAAAATGTATCATCCTCAACTTCGCCCGATTGCACCTTTTTGGCATATAAGTATGTACGGTACTCCAAATTGTACTCATCTTGACCATTTGAAGCTGTAGTAATTGTGATCATTAATGGCTGTGTGCGTGTTCCCATTGACGTTTTAATTTTGGTGTATAACTCATCGTCTTTGGCCTCGTGAGTCTCATCTAGACAGCCTATATGTACGTTATAACCATCAGCTTTACTAGCATCTGAAGAAATAACTTGGAAAAATGAGTTAGTTGACTTCCTAAGTATTCTTTTTCTACTATCAACAATGCGACAATGTTTAGCTAATGTTGAATTAGTCTGAATCATATTTTTTACTACATCAAATAGCAAGTTGGCTTGATCTCTACTGTTAGCTGCTACAATGTTTTGTGCGCCTTGCTCGTTGTCAGTAAATAACATATAAACGAATATACAAGCAATCAAGAAACTTTTACCCTGTTTTCTGGGCATAAAAATAAACGCCTCTCTATAGCGTCTACGATTGTCCTCTGTTCTTTTAGTGGCTAATATGTCCGTTAAAATTTTTTTCTGAAAAGGTAAAAGTTTAATTTTCTGACCTTTTTTTCCCGTTGGCAAATTCAATCTTTCAATAAATTTTACAATTTTATCCGCTTCTTTTTGATCAAAATAATATTTGTTATTATCCATCTCTCCTCACCTTTTTGTCATACAATCATATCCTCTAATTCCTCATCAATGGCACTGATATCTGTCATTGTATCCTGTAGTTTCTTACGCTCCTTTGGTGTCAATCCAAATTCTTTAATATATGAGAGCATGGCCTTCATGCTGTTGTTAGCTATGCTGATCTCAGGAATCTGTTGACGATAACCTGATTCAGTCTCAAAGCATAAATCCTTATTTTTCTTGATGGCCGTCTCTGCTTGTATCCATCGCTGATAATATGCAAACAAAGCTGAGAGAGCTATATCATCTCCCTCTTTCCAGTTGCCATCCTGGATTAACATGTTAGCTACTTCCTTATATTTTTTCTTAGATGTTGCTGTTAAAAATGTTGGTGGCTTAATTTCCACTTTTTCACCCACTTTCTGACAATTATTAGGAAACCACCCCTATTAAAAATCTCATATTGTTGCACGTTTGAGGGATGTGGGGTTTTTCGCTTTAATCAACTAAAGTATTTACTAAGCCCCCTATTCATTTTACAAACTAACGTGCCCAATATTAAGTCTATAAATTTACTATTCCTAATATTCAATTTTAAAAGAACACACTAATTCCAATAATCTAATGTCTTTGTACCTATCAACCTATCTGCTCTCTCGCAAGCCATCCTTAGCTTGTACCGTATTTCTTTTTGTCCTCTACTGACTTCTGGTTATGACAACCATGACAAAGAGATTGACAGTTAGTATCATCTAATCTCCTTGACCAATCCACATTAATGGGAACGATATGATCCACTACATCAGCCTTAGTGATCCTCTTCTCCTTCAAACACTTCACGCACAATCCTTTATCTCTAGCCATCACATATGCTCTGACAATCTTCCATTCCTTCGATTGATAGAATCTCTTACTCTCCTGATTGCGCTCATGCTTGTCATAGTATTTAACCCTGTCATCCCTATGTCTATCACAGTAGGCTCCATCCCTTACTAGCTCTGGACAGCCCTGTTTGTTGCATGGTCTGAGTGGTCTAGTTGCCATTGTTCATTCTATTCCTCCCAAAATAAAAAGCATCCAATCAATGGATGCCACTAAAGTATATTTATCCTTTACTCTCACTTAACCTAAAGGAGATTATATGTTTAGCTACGATATACTCGTGTCCAAACAAATCACCATACTTTGGATGCTCAATTTTTAATGTAGTATTTTTGTTAATACTATTTTCAATTCGTTCCTTAATATCCTTTGCATTACCGTTAAATGCAGCTTCGATAGTACTCCCATCAGTTAATTTAATTGCCGCTACAACTTTCATTATACCTTCTCCCCTCGAATATATTTTTCCATTTCTCCATAAAACCCATACAACCTACCTATAATCCTATTCCCCTCATCAATCGGCACAGTCATGTCATTAATCTTTCTTCTTGCCTTCACTTCATACCTACACATCAGACGGCTAATCTCAGCCATATCTTTGTTCTCAACACACTCCGATACCTTAACCTTCTTCAATGCTTCCATTATTCTTTGTTCCAATTCCTCGATGCTGTCCAACTGGCAATCTTCAATATACAACAAGTATCTAATAGAGCTTGCCCTCAGCTTTTCGACTTTGATCCCTCCTCCTCATGCTAATTGAATCGTATAAATACAATATTCAACACAAGGAGACAAAGTCCTGCAACTATTTAACTAATCGATATAAAAACAAACCCATGTATTGGGTTTTATGAAGCTTTCTCTATTTCAAATAAATCATCTAACATGGCCATCGAGCCTACTATGTTTAAAATCTTTAAAAACTCTACTTTTCCCCATACTTCAGGATTACTTTTACCATGAAGAACTAAATTTCGATTTAATAATTCTCCTTTAACATCGTCGTTTTTTCGGGAGTCAAATATCTTTTCAATAATTTCTTCTAACAAAAATGAAGCAATAAAGACATAGTCACCATCTATTTTTTCAATCCTTTTCTTAAAATCATCCCTTAATTTCCAACCATATTTATCTCTTCCTGAGTAACGGATCATCGTATTTTCAATTAAAGTCATTGCAAACGGAGTCGCTATCTTGTGATCTCCATTAATGAATAGTCTAATAGAGTCATCTACTAAATCCTTCCAAATAATGTCTACTCTTTCACCTATATATTCGCCCAGAGACTTTAGATTTTCATGTTCATTCTTTTCATAAAAATTAAGCATATATTCATCAACTTCAGTTTTCTTCATCTGGAATATTGAATTATCATAAAAACAATCATCATTTACATCTATAACCAATGCCCAACCTAGCTTAGAGAACCTTTCTGCTCTCTCCCTTAAATCCCTAATGTTTTCTTCATGATATTTTTTAGGATCTATTCCTTTTAATGTATCTAATATAGAATCAATAGATTCTTTGATCGTAGAAATTTCTATAGCCTGATGATAGATCTTTAATGTATCCACAACCATTTTCTGTGACTCAACAACATCAGAAAATATTTTACTAGGCTTAAGCACTTCTTCAATCGTATTTCTAAGTTGCTGTTGTTGCTCAATAATCGATTCTCCAATTTGTTGGTATAATTGAGTTTGACTAGCTGCACTTTTCTTCTCTATTTTCTCTTCTCCCATGACAACAATCACCCCTTACTATCAATTAGACAATAAGGAATGATTTAAATCAATCTAAAAAATTTTTTTAAACTCATCATTACTAACCGTATAAACATTTATAGTTGAATCTATCATCGCGCTATTAGCATTGCCATTTTGCGTAATGGCTTTTTTAGGTCTATTTTTATTGCTTTTTTTAATTAGTTTGAATATACGTGCACACAATTCCTTCATCATTCTCCCATAAACTCCATACTCACTAACAATTACGTATAGCATAGCCTTGCTAAATGAACGTGTATAATTCATCTAGGAGTTTGTCTCTAATAATTGGTTTCATTGCTAAATCAAGTTCTTTTTTACTTTTATAAGTATTGCTATATTTATAATCAAACAACATCGATATCACTTTTTGTCTTGAGGTGTCAAAACATATATTCATCTCTTTGAATTTTGGATAGGTCTGATAGAATTCTTCCGTCTTTTTCTCTGTTATTCTTATTTCTTCTTCCTTAGCTTCTATTGCACGCCTTTCCGCTTCTTCTTCCCATTTTCTTTTTCTTGCTTCGAATTCCTCTATTCTTCTCCTCTTTTCCTCATGAAACTCATATGGAGTACTGAAATAAATCATTCCTAGTGTTTTTTGCATCTCTTTTAATACATAAATCGCCTCTTCAGGAGTTAGTAACGACTTATCGTAACAATTTTTCATCCATTTTCGACTAGGTATTTTTTCTTCGATATACCAGTCTTCGATAATTGGCTTTAAGAATAAATCGTATCCTGGTAAACCAAATTCGTGCGAAGTTTCCTTTGTAATCAAAACATGCAAAATAGCATGTTCGATCAAATCACAGTAAACTAATCTGTCTTTCTTTTGATATTCAAACGGAATTTTGTTTCTCTTCACAAAAGATTGATCTGATATTTTTAATGCCCTGGTCTCATCTATATGATGACAATATAATCCTTCACTAGTTCTTGAATATTTCCCTTTTGTTATTGTTTTAATTTCTCCATTCATAAACCTGCAATATGATTTTTCTCTAAAAAAGTCATCTTTTGCGGGTCCATATTTATGAAGTAAAAATACAACTGCTTCATCGTAGGTTTTTGATAATAAATCTACATACTCTTTATTTCTATTCATCAGTCATCACCTGTAATCCTAAGGTATTTTTCCAAATTTTCCCTTGAATTTTTAAAATAATAAAAGATTACACATACGAACAGCCGCTCCAGATACTTAAATTTTTTAATAAGCCCGTCTAAAATATCTTCCGCTTCTCCTTTAGAACAATAACTTAATTCTAACATCAACTACCATTCGATTCATTCTAATTATTGCAAAAGTTATTTTCTGTTTGGAAATGCTAATAATTATTTTCGTAATGAACAATTATTTTCTATCCAATGTTGAGGTCCTCCATACCTCTATTCCATCTTTAATCAATCCCTCAATCAATCTTTTGATCCTATAACTCTTACTGCAAATAAAATCATAATTAACCCAAACTTCACCAAATGGCTCATTGTCGTACTGAACAAACCCGAAACTCACGTTACAAAGGTTTTCGTCACATTCAAATCTTCCAGAATACCATTTCCTCACTCTGTCTCTCCATTGAGTCTCTTCTGGTTTCTTAACTTTTTGATACTCTTTGCTAACCGTATCAATGCTAATATGTACATTGGTCAATCCATCCCATTCATCTAGATGAAAATGCTGACCTACAACACCCTTAAATTTAAATCGCTGTATATGTTCTTCTGTATCTTCCTCAACATTTAAAAATCCATTTATGTATTTCAATACTTGATGATTATACTCAGGCTTTTTTAAAGGCTCATTTGAGAAATAATAGACATATTTTTTACAGTCCAGTAGTCTCTCTTCTTCTTCATTTTCTAGTCTTAATTTGCGCTCACGTTCAATCATTTTCTTATCATCTGAGGTTAGCTCATAACTCACTCCATCAATCAAACAATTTCGTTTTATGTAGTCTAAATATTTCTCATACGAATTTTCGCATTCTAAGCAAACTTGGACATTATGTCCACCCTTTTTCAATTTATACTCAGATAGCTCATATTCCTCACGTTTATTCTCGCAGGCATAGCAAATCATGATATCACCTGCCACGACTTTAATCTCTGCTCCATATAGCCACATAATCCACTACTGCTATCACTTGCGTATCTAATGTCATAATCACCAGACAAAAATACTCTAAACTGTCTAGCCATTGCTTTCATTTCACCAACTAGATCATCTTTATCCTGTAGATGACCATAGAATATTTCACCCTGTTTTGCTCCCCTTTGCCATATACAAAGCACTGTACCTACTTTAGTACCTTTGACTCCACTGTCTTTAAAAGTATCCTGATCCAATGGGAATACACCCTTTAAAGCCACTTGTGACTTCATCCAAACTCTCATTTTTTCTGTGGCTTGTGACTTAAACATATGACTAGTTGGGAGCACTAAAGCTATATATCCCTTGTCTCGTGTCTTTCTAATTGCCATATCAACGAATGCATTACAGATATCATTGTTCTTAATTTTCCCTTTATTGTTGTTCCATTCTGCCAAATATGGTACTGAACCTGAGAAAGGTGGATTACCTATCACATAATCAAAATTTCCTGGAATCTCATCATGTCGCTCAATGGAATTAAATTGACCATAATAATTGACTTGATCATAATCAGACCAAGCCATGCTACCTGCCAAACTATTATTTTCGTCCAATTCATAACAATCAAATTGAATCCCATCATCCAACTTGCCATATTCCTTTATGAATGGTTGAATCATGCTACCAATTCCACCAGATAAGTCAGCAACTTTTCCCTGTTTGATCCCTAGAGCATCTTTAATAAATTGGCAAATTTCATACGGGCTGAAAAAGCTGTTATTATCCTTACTCATTCCAACGTAATCCGTTAAAATCCGTTCTTTTCCATCTTGGCTAAATTCTTCATTAGCTTTGACCTTTTTGACAATCTCCAGGCTATAATTTATTCCCTCAAGTACAGCCTTATTTCCTTTCCCTCTAGCCATTCAACTCATCCAACTTTTCGCTTACAGCGTCCAATCTCTGCTCAGTCTCATCTTGCATCCGTTCAATCTTATCCTTACGGATCTCAAATTCTAATTTATCTATTTTTCTACTCAATGCCTCACAGCATTTACATTCATTCATTCTAGCTTCTCCCTTTCTAACATTATGTATCATTCCATATTGATCAACTTCATACCGGATCACGCCACATCTTCCTTATATGTCGCACCTAGGACAACATTCTGAATGCTCCTAGTCGTCACACCATATCTCTTAGCCATTTCCGCATACCATTCCACTTTTCTACCTTTTTGCTCCTTAAATAAATCCCGAATTTCTCTAGCGATTTCTTGTGTCAATCTAGTCTTATTGACCACATGTTCCTTCGTTGCTTTGTTGCCTTTGGATGATACAAGCTCTAAATTAGCAATAGAGCAATCTTTAGTGTTTTTGGAGATATGATTAACCTCAAGACCAATTGATCTGTAATCAGACTTCGAGATACCCATATAACTCGATATGATAACTTCATGTAAATACATTCTAACCATTTGCCCATGCTCATTTTTAAGAGTGGTAATCAGATACTTGTTGCCATCTCCCGTACCTTTAGCCCCTTGTAGCAACCATTTGTCACTCACCAGACTATATATTCGACCTGTTGGACAGTGTGCTAAATACTCGCTAGATTTAAAGCCTGGTATTGGTGTCATCTCGTTTCTAATTTCTTTAAAATCTAATTTATCTTCCATTTTGCTAATCTCCCTTGTTTAAACAGAAAAGACACCCACACGTTCGCATGAGTGCCTAAATTTATGTATTTTTAAGTCTTTACACTTGATTTTATGTGTGATAATATTATTAATGGATATTTATGTAATAAAGTTATTTAAAAATGAAATGGAACTTATTTACAAGCTGCGCTTCGATATCTCATGTTTTCGACATTCACTCTCACCATTTCACGAATCCGAATATATTCTTGCGCTAAGCCAGCTTGTCCAGCATTATTAAATGAACTAATTTTAGCATTTAAATAGTCAACTAAATAATCCCTAATTTCTTCCATCGATTCCACATGGTTTTTATACTTCTTGTTGCCGTGTCTCGCCTTATGCTTACGTTTAAACGGCAATCTAGTCTTTTTGTCTCGATGATATTCTAAGAATCCCTCAATCAAGTCATATAGTTTTGTAATATTATAATCATCTAAATTAACCAAAAAACTGTCAACATTATATTTAATCTGCTCATATGAAGCTTGATCAGAAACTACTACACCATTAATTCTCAACTCTTTTAGAATTGTTTTGATTTCCTTTTTCATCTGCTTTGCTACAGGCTTACGAGACATCATCAACACTTCGTAGAGTCCATCTTCTGTTAGAAACCAAGATTCTTGAAGTCCTCCAAGGGTATATACATTATATATAACCTTTTCTTCCTCATCTACAACCTTTAACATCTGAGCAGTATTTTTGTTCTCAATCCATTCAGCTACGTCTTTAGCAAGGAATAATGGATCTTCTGCCGTTCCGTAAAAATTCAACTCTTTTCCCAGCACTTCTTTTTTGTCTAACAGTTCTACAACTTTACTCATTTTACATCTTCCTTTTCCATATTTTATTTAGTATGCAATTTTTATTACACACTTTTTGCGAATCCCATACTTTTTTAATACATTACGAAACCCACCTAAATTAATAGATGGGCTTTATACATACTAAAAAGGGATATGGAGTCCCCAAAAAATGTGTAATCCCATAAGGGAGCTCTCACCTTCCTCATTCTCACTGTCAAACTAAAAACATATTAAAATATTGGGGAACAAAAATGTCACAATTTAAACCTCCAAAAGTTAACCGACCACTAAGGGAGAGTAATGATCAGTTAACTTTTGCAAATTTAAATTAATGCTTGCAATCCTCTTTTATTGTTGGTATACTATGATTACGGAATCGTATAATTAAATTTTAATAAAAATAAAACGAGAGAGGAATAAATGGCTATCTACTTTGGCTTTAAGTTGCATACCTTTCGTTCGCATAATGAGTACTCTTGCGATTCACCTTCCTCTCCCATTAGGGAACCAAATCAGACCTTAACAAAAGGTGGGATTTGATAGGGTTTTATCACATTTTATCAAGCGCTTTTCGGGGAATTTTCTCGTTTTATAAACAATTTCAGGATTTCTTTTTTATTTGTCTTGTATAAAGTGTTTAATAAATGGACTGCTATTGCTGACAAATCACTTATTTTGTTAGGGTTATCGTACATATTAGCAATCTCCCTCAATATTTCTCCCATTGTTTCTGGCTTAATTTTCTTCTTACTGATCTTCTCTGTAATATCATCATACAGACTAACTAATTTATCGTTTTTTTCTGTACATTTCGGATCGCTATTATTTGAGTTAAGCTGCTTAATCTCGTTATCAAAGTAACTAATCAGCTCAACAATATCTTTAATTTGCTTGTGATCTCCTTTGTCTTTCACATTAATTAGCAAATTACCAAACGGCATATTAGCTCTGTACAACCCTTTAGGTATATCATTAATATGTTCGATCAAAATATCCATCGGACATTCAAAACTCTCCATCTCTGCAGCAGATGAGCTTACATACTTCCAAAACCTTGGCTTCTTACGTGATTTTAGTTTAAATTTTATTTTTCCTTTTTCACCCTCCTCCACAACTTCTATTTTAGCTGCTTTAGATTTTTTAATATCTCTCAAAGCCTTATCAACGTCCACATTGACTACTTTTTTACTGTAGTCAATGGCCACGTTTGACAGTACTACTAAAATAGATAGATTATCCAGGAGCTCATTGATTTTTTCTTCCTTTTTTTCAGTATCATCTTCACTATTTTGAATATCCCACAGCAAGCTGACTTGATATTGTGCTAAATTAGTGATTTGTCCAATCCACATTTGGCTTTTAGCCGTCTTCTCATCGATTTCAGCTATATTCTCATTGGTTAGCTCAACTGGACTAGCTTCAGATGTGATTTGATTCAAAATAACAGGGTAATTTCTATGTACCAATGTCCGATCTACTATTTTATTAAAATTTTCATCCGCAAAAATTAACACTGTATCGCTGTCCATATCCATTCCATTACATATATCCAAAATTGGCGACCCTATACTATTGATCACAACAATGTTCTTACTAAAATTAAAGTATTTATCTATCAGATTGCATTCTACATTTTCTGCTTTAAAGAAGTTGTGCATGGCATTATGTGGATTTCTTACAAGAGTGTATTCTACCCCAAATGGATGCAATGTTGTATGTATCTCATTACCCTTTAAAACACTTGCTACAACCTCTCTATCGCTGTCTAGGACAGTCTCTAGCATCTCATATGGATTACTCACCACTGTACAATAATCCGCCTTTAATCGAAGTTTACCGCCCTTCGCCTTAGTCTTATAGTTGCTGATTTGTCGCTTTCGATAATCACGGAACATTTTTGTTCGGACTACATCAGGATTAATTTTATATAAATCAACCATCATCTCATATGCATTTGTTAGCTCTTTTTTGTCGTTTAAATGCTTAATATAAGCCTCATCGTCATCCTGTAAGCCTTGAATATAATCCACCTCATATTGTGCTAATGCCTTTATGTCTTCTTTATTAGCGTCCAATGTATTTATCATTTGATATGAAGTATAGGAACGATCACCATATTTAGATGGCTTTTCATGTTTACAAATCCCAAACAGATTGTTATCCTGTTTCACACATTTTTTCCAGTTATTGAACGCTCCTTTTTTGTCCTCATTGGCATATTTGAGAAACTTTAGTGAGCTAGGAGTCGTTATGACTAGAATGTCCTTTGCCTTCATCGTATTCCCAAACATATCAATTAGCTCCCACTGATCATACTCAATCCCTTCTGGACAATTATCCTCCAAAAATTGCTGAATATTTGCATTAAAGACACAGGATTTAAAAAAGTGTTGCCGCAACAACGCCATTCCTTTATCACGTTGACCAATTGACTCGAAAATCGACACATTCATTAACCCTTGCCCATCCCAGATATTGTTCCTAATAGTAGCTTTATCATTAGGCTTAGCTTTTAGATCATTTCCCACTTCAATGGCATTCACTTCAAACTCACTAAATTTGTCATCAATAATAAAGATGTTATCAGGATTAATTGTGATCGTCCCCTCCAAGCTGCTTGACACGAGGCTCTCATAGGCTAACAAACTAGCTACATCAATCTTACCGGTCAAATCTAGCCCCATATGACTCCATTCCTTCATCGGCTCGAATAAATCTTCCAGGATAAATAGACACTGTGATTGACGTGATTTACTTGCTGTACGCTTATAAAACACGTATTTTCTCCCCTTAAAGGTGAATCCATCCACATATAGCTTCTTACGCAATTCTGGTGCTCCCATTGACTCATATATCCCATTATCCTTATCGGCTCGTATGCGTTCAATATGGCCATTCACAAGGCTTGCTCTGTTAGATAGGTAGTTGATCGTCTTCTCCAATTTGACACTCTCACGCTTATTCTGAGACGTTTCTAGTGCCTTCTGAGTGTCCTCAATGGATTTGTTTAGAGATTTGAGCTGATTGGTCATTCGTTCCATTAGATTATCGTATCCACGCACATTAGATACTATCTCTTTATTCTTTTTAATTTTGTTTTTAAACTTTACGTTGATCACGGCATCTGAGTAGTATTTTTCTTTGCTATTTTTAACAATCATCTTTTCTCCAAAAAGACGTTTAAATGAACGTAATTTGATAAGCTCTAGGCTGAATGGAACCATACCCAAATATTCGTATTTTGTTATGTTTTCCAGTCCTCTTACTGTCATGTCATATAGTTGCTCTGCTTCGATGGATGGTATGTATACACCTTTGTTATTGTCGTTAGTCATTTAAAATCATTCTCCCTTTTGTATGATTACTTTTCCCAATATTGGGAATTTTATTTATATAATTTGATACGGATTAATTAAATCATTTACAATTTTCTTTATATCGTCCACATAAGTAAAAGTACATCTAGCCTTATCTCTGTCAGTTTCGAATTTTTTATCCATCCTAGTTTTGTCTTGTCTTTTTTTGGCATTGTCAACCAAACTATTAGATAGTACACCCGTGAGACTATCTCTGTTTTCTATGCGTTCTGATTCACTAATTATGTATTCCTGCAACTTTTTGTATTGTTGTTCAATGTGATCATTATTAATATTGATCTCATAGCTGCTAAAGTAGTAATGAATGCCTTCATTTTTAATAAGCAAATCTTCTACCTTATCTTTAAAATTTTTCCAATCTTTCGACATTCTAACTTGGCTCTTTTTTTCGTATCCTAATTGATCCAATACCTCACGCTCATATTTCATGATCATTTCATCTTCAATTGGGGTAGCTTTTCTCTGTTCTTCGTTGTTCTTGATGATCCTAACAATCTTATAACTTATAATTGACTTATCAACTAGGCTATCAAGCGACCTTTCAAGTATCTTTTTAAAGTTTCCGTTTGTTACATTAAAAAAGTCGTTTACAATCCTTATGTCAATTTTGTTGTCTCTTGCATAAGCAAATTGATTCCTGGAATATTTTTTATAGTTAGAATTAATCATCTCAACCTCACCCAGCAAATAATTTTTAGTCGCTGTGGTAGTTCTTCTTTTGGATTGGATAAGATAATTCATTATGGCTAACTCCAACATTTCGCCATAGATATTATTTCTTTTATTCACAACCACATGCTTTGGAGTTCTATAGATTTCTGTAATAACAAATTTGTAACCCTGCTTTTTATAGGAAATGTAACGTTCAACATCCTTCATTTGGGCCTTTTTTGCATTCCCAGTTTTAACTTTGATCCCAAGTAGATCACACAAGCCCTTATAATTTTTAACAACTTGATCAACTTCTAAATTACTGACATTCATAGTAACCTTCTCCTTTTGGTATATTTATATTTGTTGTCCAGTAAACGTCCTATATAATTATATCCATAATAGGATCTTTACTGGACAACATTTAAATTTACCTAAAACCTATTATGTAGGGGCGTGGGGACACTACTTCTATCTGGAATGGAACGAAGTGGAATGAAGATAGAATCCCCACTATAATATAAATTAACAATCGTTATGATAATATCGACACATGAGAAAAGCGCTCATGTGCCTTGTTCCGCTGAGACACGCTCAGCGTCATATTATATTGTTACCCCAGATTAATGAGATTTTTAACAACACCTTATTGACATTAATGAAATAATTACATATAATAAAATTAGCATAATGGTAATATAATAGAATTATTGATACAAAACATAGCGATAATGGACTTTTAATCATTACCACTATGTCTATTTGTGTTTTTATGATTTAGTTAAATAATGCAATTAAAAGTTATACACTTCATCATCATCAAATTCTTCTACTCCATCAAAATCTATACTTACGTTATCCCCTAAATTTAGACATTCCCCATCTGGATTTCTCAGGATGACTTCAGCATCGCTAAACTTGTCGATTAAGTCTTTAGCGCTTAAGTTTTTAGTCAAAAAAGTGATCGTAATAGTTCCTGCTGTGTGCTTTACTTTTTTCTCATTTGATTTTGAATGAATGTTAGATTTGATAGTTTTCATTTTCACTTTTCTCCCCTTATTTTTAATTTTATTTCTCCCATTTATTATATGAATTTTAATCCTCAAAGTAAAAGCTACTTTTTAAAAAGTTCAAAATAGTTATTTAGGCCTATAATTGCTCACCTGCTGTTGTACCAAGTTTTTCTGATGATATATTTTATTAAGTTTGTCTACTCTCCTTCCTGTTTGATTAAACTTAATATATCATTAGCGATATATACTCGTCAAGTATATTTGTAAAAAACTATACTTTATATGATATAACACATATGTTATAATCCAATTTAATTAACTATAATAATATAAACAATATAGGAGTGATCAAATGATCGATCATAAGATCAAATTGGTGCTTAAAGATACACTCGATAGGCACGGCATAAGCATGAACAAACTGGCTCAGACTGGAAACGTTAGATATCCTACAATCCATGAAATGTGTAACCATAAAGATAAGGTTAAACAGGTTAACTTTAGCACTTTGACTAAGATCGTTGATGCCCTTAGAGAGCTAACAGGCGATGATAGCATTAATGTGACAGATGTGTTTGTGTACGATGAGAAAGAGACTGAGTGGCTTTAAGGCTGCTCAGTTTTTTGTTTTGCCACAAACTATACATTTGCCTGTATAATAGCTGTATCTGTGCTTCCCTCTAAACCTGCAATCTATCCAGTATTTTAATTTCTTCATTTTTTGTAGCCTCCGTTTTTCAAGTAATTTTTTTGATTATTTTGTGTAGATTTACTTGACTTGTGTTATGTGTTTTTGGCATCATCCAGATGGCTTGAAGCAGGAAACGTAAGGCATAAAACGTCTACCTACAAAGACGATTAAAAAAATAAAAATCATCAATGTAAGTAGTAGCCGTCCTACATTTTGGATCATCCGTCTGGAATTGCAGGTGTCCGCAGTGTATGTATCCCTATTAACGCTAGAATCTCTTCTAGACAAGCCTACACACTCAAGCACCCCTTGTGGTTTGGATTATGTCTAAATCCTCTGTGGCTCGTCCTACGTGTCCTTAAACACATGCCTCTCCTAACATCAGCACTTTATATATAGGCAGCTTTCGCCCATTCAGAAAGCGTAATACAATAGGGAGTATCTATATGCTTTCCTATCCCAATTTTTTTGCAACGGCTGGCCAAACCTTTCCAGTTTTTTTACAATTGGTGTGAGTCGGCTGTCCACCAATGAAACCACCTTATATCATCAAATTTAGGCATAACTAATAAGCCTTGTATTACCTGAATATTTTTGATAATATAAAGATAGGTTCCTATTCAGTTTTGAGTAGGTTATTGTTTTTCGAACTGAACCCTAGAGATGGCAGTCTCTGGAGGTTCTTTTTTTATTTCATTTTTAAATGAATCCCATCCATACAGCCAAATGTGCATTCCAGCTAGACCAAATATGCTAACTGGAACTATAGCTACCAAGGTGACAAAGGCTCCCAT